CAAGACTGGCTTTCCCAGCAAGTCACCGAGGCGTTCCCTTGGGACACCGCGCCCCGGTATCTGCTCCGCGACCGCGACAGCAGCTATGGGCAGCGTTTCCGTGGCCGCGTTCACGCGATGGGAATGGAAGAGGTCATCACCGCACCCCGGTCGCCCTGGCAAAACCCCTATGTCGAGCGCCTCATCGGGTCAATCCGCCGCGAATGTCTCGATCACGTCATTGTGTTCAACCAGCGACACCTGCGGCGCGTCTTGTCGTCCTACCTCGATTATTACCATCGATCCCGGGCCCATCTCGCCCTCGAAAAGGATTGCCCGGAGGATCGTCCCGTACAGCCACCGGCGAACGGCAACGTCATCGCCATTCCTCAGGTCGGCGGCCTGCATCATCGGTACGAACGCTTGGCCGCCTGACGCTTTGCGGCCCCTGTGCAGGATCGCCCGCTGGAAGCGCATGGCGAGGCTCCCCTTCGCCTCCATCACGACTCGCTCGACCTCAAGCGGCAACTGACGCCCGGGTTGGCCGCTCCGAACGCGTGCCGCCCTCGCCCGTGGCCGCACCGAGTCCCGATCGACATTCCCATACCTCTCGCCTTCACGACGCATCGGCACGGATGACATTTACGAGAAGGACAATGATATGCGCAGCGCGGAACCCGCGCTGCCAGCTTTGCCCACTTCATCGGCGTTGCCCAGCGTCGTCGACATTGCTGTAATTCTCGGGTCGGATAAGGTCTATCTGAAGTCGCTAATGTCACTGGCCTTGCATCAGGTCTGTACCAGATGACGCTACTACCTCTCGACTGTTCACCGCACCATCCGCGCCGCGGGATTTTGTCAGGTGTCAGGAGCCCGGAGACTCCCACGAGTTGCACCTGACGGACATCCCCAAACTGACACGACTCTGGGGTAATTGGGTCAACCGGCATAGAATCATATTGTTCGAGGCCAGCCGCGGCCGGCCTTCGGTCCTCCAGGCCAACCTAGATGCGTGCCCGTCAGCTGCCATGGCCCACTAACTTAGTGGAAAACGCTAATTGACTACTCAGCCCTGCAACCCGCCGCGCGCTGGGCGAGTTCGAGCATCGCTTGCTTAGCCGAGAGTTTGACGACGTTCGCGGGTGGGAGCCGGAGCACCTCGGGCATGGCGAAGTCGGCTGGAAGGGCGCTGCGACATTAAAACCTCGACCGGGCGCAGCTTCGCCACGATCTCTTCAGGCTTGTAGCTCTTCCTTGGCATAGCGGTCCTCCTTGATGCCATAAGACATACCTCAAGTCGGACCACTTCAATGGGGGCGGATCAGCGTCCACGCGTCGCCCAGCTGGAGCACGCATTAGTGAAGGCAGATTAGTGAAGGCAGACGCATATGACGCCGAGCGGCTATGCGACCTCAACCCACCCGGCGCGGACAAGCGGCTTCGCGTCGCGCTCAGAGATCTCTATTGTTCCGTCATTGCCGACCACCACCTCGCGTCGAGACAGAAGCTGTATATGGGTGATCCCGGAGGGCACCTTGAGGCGCACGAGCGGGCCCGGGTCGGGCTCGCGCCGTCTCCTCTCGGCTTCCTCTCGATAGTATCGGATTATGCCGGGCTCTTGGCCGGCTTGCTTGATCCAGGCGAGCGCCTGGGCGGTCGAGTCGGCCTGGTCGTCGTGCTTCGCATAGGGGAACGTCGTCAGCTCATGCAGGTACTCCGCGAGCCATAGCGCTTCCCGGGGAAGGTGCACGAAACCGTTCTCCATTATCGCCGTCTGGGCATGGAATCGCATCACCTTGTCGCCCTCTGGCGCATAGCCCTTGACGGCATACAGGCCCTCGTAGGTGAGCTCCTGGATCAATTGCGTGCCCGAGGCCCTGTCCTCTATCAGCACCACGTTCGCCCTCCACCGCTCACGCTGCTCCCGCACGACGCGCTTGAGCTCCGGGTAGCTCAAGCGCCTCCGCAATACATGCAGAAGGTAGATCTGGTTCGCCTTGAGGCCCCAGGTCGTGCACGCGCTGTAGTCGCTCAGCTCGCTGGGCTTATTGGCCGTGTCCCAGCTCTGCACCACCTGATCGAATTTCTCCGGCAGCTCATTGGGCTCATAGAACTTGAACCAGGCCTGCTTGACCAGGCCGCCGCCCAGGGGCGCCGGGCTCTGCTGGTACTGGCCGGCGAAATTGTACTCCCCGATGCGCTTGCGGATGGCCTCGAGGGTCTCCTGCGACTCCCGCTCAGCATGCAGGATATCGCCCGCCTGCCGGCGGTGGACGATGCGCCCGAACAAGTTCTCGATCACATGCTCCTCGTCCTGCTCCGCTATAGCTGGAAGGGGCACGACCTCCCAGCCCCCCTGCTCGAGGAGGTGCCCCACGAGATCGTCCTCGTGGAGGCGCTGCATGATCACGATGATCCGGCCGAGCTCCTTATCGTTGAGCCGGCTGAAGAGGGTGTGGTCGAACCACGCGTTCACCGCCTGTCGCTGGGTCTCGGAGAGCGCCTCCTCGGGTTTCAGGGGGTCGTCGATGATGATGACATCGGCCCCGCGACCTGTCAGCACACCGCCCACCGAGGTCGCGAACCGGAAGCCCTGCCGAGTGGTGACGAACTCCTGCGCCGACTGCCGCTGGGGCGACAGACGCGTGTGGAACAGCCGCCGATACCAGTCGCTCGTCATGACCGTGCGGCAGTCGCGTGAGAATTTGTCGGCGAGCTCCTGCCCGTAGCTCGCGCACAGAATCTGGGCCGTCGGGTCATGGCCCAGCCAGAACGCCGGCAGCGCGACCGAGGCACAGAGCGACTTGAGGTGCCGGGGCGGAATGTTGATGATCAGGCGTCGGGCCTTTCCCTGCCGGCAGGCTTCGAGCCTCGCGGTCACCAGCTCGATGTGCCAATTCATGAGCAATTTCGCTTGCGGATTGAGCTCATGAAAGCAGCGCTGGGTGAACGAGCAGACGTCGCTCCGCAGTAGCGCTGCCAGCTCGTCGGAGTTCCATTTATCCATTGCGACCTCCGGGCTTCATGCGCTGCAATCGGGAAAGCAGCTGATTGATCACTTCCTGGTCGGCCTCTTTGAACCCGCTTTCCTGGCCATGCGCCTGGTCCGTCTGGCTTTCGACGGCATCCATTGCCTCCAAGAGCATCCGCGTATGACGCGGATCGCCGGAGACCGCCTTGTTCACGAGCTGCTTGAACAACGCCTCCTTCTTGGTGATCGCCTTGCGCCGCCCGTTCTCCGTGATGATCACCCGCTCGTTTAGCGTCTCGTTGAGGATCGTCGCGGCGTTCTTGGCCCCCTTGGGCCGACCCTTGGGGTTCCCCGACTGGCCCTTCTTGAACCGCGTGCGCCTCGGCGGCTTGCCGTAACCGACCGCGTAGTCGCGCCGCCGCCTACTCGGCATGGCGCCCCTCCAAATCCGCGGCGATGTCATCGAAGCTGAGGCCGGTCCCTGAGTGTCGGGCCTTATCGCCCGTGTGGGCCTGCCAGCGGCGAACGATCGTGTCGACATAGGCCGGGTCGATCTCGAGCCCATGGCAGATCCGGCCGACGCGCTCGGCCGCGATTAGCGTCGACCCGCTACCGAGAAAGGCGTCGAGCACCACATCCCCGCGGGCCGAGCAGTCCAGGATCGCATCGGCGACCATTGCGACGGGCTTCACGGTCGGGTGGAGGGCCAGGAGGTTCCCCTCATCCGTTTGCCTGCGGAACGAGTTGACGCCGGGATAGCGCCACACGTTCGAGCGATGCCGCCCGAACTGTCCGAGCTGGACATTATTCCGATGCGGCCCATGGCCATTCTTGAACACGAGCACGAGCTCGTGCTGGCTCCGGTAGAGCGACCCCATGCCGGCATTGTCCTTAACCCAGACGCAGAGGTTCTTGAGCTCGCCGTAGGCCTGCCGACCCGCCGCGAGCAGCTCCCCCATGTGGCGCCAGTCCATGCACACGAAATGGATCGCGCCATCCATGCTGTGGCGGGCGAGAAGCGCGCAGGCCCGGGTCAGGAACTCCGTGTACTGGGCCTCATCCATCTCTCCGCACGCCATGGCGAAGTCCCGGTGGTGGATGGCGCCCAGGCCGCTCGCGTGGCCCTCGATCAGCACGTTGTAGGGCGGGTCGGTGAACACCATGGCCGACCGCTTGCCCTTCATCAGCGCCTCGTAAGCCGCTGCGTCCAGCGCACTCCCGCAAAAGACGCGATGGTGGCCGAGCTGCCACACGTCGCCTGCCCGGCTCACCGGCGGCTCTGCCGAGATCGGCAGCACGGCGTCTGCGGGGTCGACCTCGCTTCGCGGCTCGGCTGCCAGACCTTCGATCCGCAGGTCGATCTCGCCCATCTCGAAGCCAGTCACTTCGAGGCTGAAGTCGAGCTCGAGCTCAGACAGCTCCTTGAGCTGCTCCGCGAGCAGTCTCTCGTCCCAGACAGAATTCTCGGTCAGCCGATTGTCGGCGATCATGAAGGCCCGCGCCTGGGCCGCAGTCAAATGCTCGAGGCAGATCGTCGGTACCTCCCGCAAGCCGAGCTCCTTGGCCGCCAGCCACCGCCCGTGGCCCGCGACCAGCTCGCCATTGGCCCTGGTCAACAGGGGCACGTTGAAGCCAAAGGTCTCGATGCTGCGCGCGATCTGCCGAATCTGCCGGCGAGTATGACGGCGCGGATTCTTCGGGTTCAGCTTGAAGGCGGCGATTGACTGATAGGTAACAACGAGGCGTCGGTTTGGCCCGCCGCCTCGATTGGAAGCGTCCAATCTCTTTCTTGGTTTTGACATGCAACGGGCCCTCGCAAAGATCGTCCTTTCGGGCACGTTGCCACTCTCGATGTCGGCGCTCGACTTCAACGATCGATGAGGTTCTTGAAGTTATCTCCTAGGCCATCCAACCGTTTGATCGATAACTTCGTCCCGAATGGCATCCAAGGGGGAGGGGCGCGTATAGAGGACGGGTTGGGCCCGCAGCGGCGCACGGGGCCAGGTAGCACCTTCAACCCGGAAGGCGACGCCGAACGCGGGGTACGGCCGGCCTCCGCGGCGCTTGTGGCCGGGTCCTCTACGCCGGATGACAATCCACCAAGTTTGCGGCCACGCCGGGGCCTTTGCGTCCGCATCGTCCGTACGGGTCCAGGCATCTCTTTCAATGGGCCGATGCGGACGGTCTTCGCTGGCGGAGGCGTGACGGTGCTCGATCGATCGTCCGCGTTCCTGTTGGATGTCATTGGGCGCAGACAAGTCGCAATCCCGGTGGGCTTCCGTCGCCGTCGCGGACGGTCGGGACGGTGCGGACGGTCATGCCCGTGGGATATCTACAGCCCTGGAAACTATGATGGTTCGCGTGCGGACCCGCCCCACGCGCCGGAACGCGACCTCAATCCCGATCTTCCGCAGGAAGGTCGCCGCCCGGCGCAGACGCCCCGCGAGGGCCCGGGGCGTATCCGGCCAGGACTTGCTTTTGCGTACAGCCTCTCCCGCCGCCTCGCCGAGGGCGACCAGAAGGCCGGAGGCGGTACCCGTCCACTCGGCGCGCGTTGCCATGATCGCGCGCACCGCGGCGGCCACGGAATCGGCGTCGATCACGCCCTCGACCGCCTCGTCACGATTGCTGCAGTACGCGGACCAGAAGCGGCCAGCCGGCCAGAGCGCTGTCTCACAAGCCGTCGCCCACAGCGCGAAGTCGGCCATCCTTGGCAGCCGTTCGAGCCGAGTCTGCGGCAGCCGCCGCAAGCCGTGCACCACCGCATCGAGCAAGGCGCCGAGGATGCGCGGCCGTTCCTTCTGGAATGCTGCCCAAAGCTGCTCTTCGGCCCGCCGACGCTCCTCGGGGATAGGCTCGAGCGTGAGGAACACGGCCCGGTCGGCAAGATCGGGCCGGGTGACGATGTCCTCGATCCCATTCAGAATGATGGGACGCATCGCCTCGAAGAGAGTCTCGTCGGCATCGGTAAAGAGTTGCCGCGCGGCGAAGCCGCCGCCGGTCGCAAGTCGGCACAGTGTGTCTGATAGCCATCCCGGCAAGCCGGAGACATTATCGAACGCGAGTACGTGGCCATTGGTCGCCGCGATGAAGAGATCACGGTCCTCGCGCGGCAGCGCCCGCAGCGGCGCCGTGTTGGGATCGAGCAGCGCCCTCAGGATCGCCGCGAAGGTGGATTTGGCCGAACCCTGCTCGCCGGTGAGCACCAGGACCGGATAGGGCCCGCGGTCGCGCAGCGCGGCGAGCAGCCATGCGATGACCAGCACGAAATCGTCATCCGTTCGCACGTTGAGGAAGGACCGAACCGCAGCGACCGAGCTGCCCTTCTCGGGCATCGGCAGCGCCCGCATGCCAGCGGTGCGGCGGAACCGCACGGGCGGGTTGTTGATCACTCGCCAGCCGTCGGTGCCAATTTCGACAGCCCGCCAAGCCTTGTCGGCCAAGTCCAGATAGAGCCGGCCGTCGAGCCCACCGACGCGGACATCGACCTCGCGTTCCGGACCATCAAAATGCGCCCTGGCTTCGATCACGTTGAGCGCCGACCGCAGGGCCTCCGAGCTCGGCGCGCCCGCCGTCGCCTCGAAGTACTGTCGGGCCAGCCAACGGCGAAAGCCCTTGCTGCGGATCGACCAGGTCTCGCGATGCCCGTTGACGTCGAGATCAGCGAAGCCGGTGCCGTCCGGCGCGTGGAACAGCTCAGCGTCCGCCGCCAACTCGACCAGCACATCTGCCTGCGCCCGGTTGAGCTCGCGGGCATCTCCGCTTTGCTCGAAGATCGCCGGGTCGAGCGCGGCGACGCGGACGCCGCACTGCTTGAGACGGGCGCGCAGTGACTCGAAACCCGCGCGATCGCCTTTCTTCAGTTGGACCAAGCGCGCCAGGACCTCGGGCGCGAACGGTGCGCCGGGGTCTTGGGCAGCCTTTTCGACCAGGCCGGCAAGCCGATTGCGGGTGTCCTCCGCATCCTCGATCCCGGCCGCGACGAGATTTTCAACTTCTGTGCTCATTCCGCGTGCTCCTCGTGAAGGACGCCGCGACAAGAACCAGGCTCTCGATGTCGAGGTCCTTGTGGCGCCGGGGCAACGCGGACGACCCCGGCCCTGGCGCAACGGACCGCCACGATGCGTCACCTGGCGCGTGAGCGTGGCCATGGCGGCCTCATGTCCTTTGCGGCCTCGCCACGTGCCAGGCCACTTGCCCGGAGTCATCCGCTCGGGCAAGGTGGCAAAATCAACACCGCCCTGCGAGTTCAGCACGCGACAGAATTGTTGAAGCCGCCCATCAGGCGAGGCGAACTCGGATCAACGTCTCGGGATCGATGCTCAAGCGGGAGCTTTTCGCAATCACGCCTTCGTAAACCTGAGCCCAGATGACGATCGCTCGGATGATCGAGCGGTCCACAAGTATGTCGCCGACAGAGAACGGCCCCTCACCAGCCAGTGTTCCAATCCCAATTATCACGGCCGTGGCTGCGGCCAGGTGGATCACCGGGAGGCTTGGCCGCCAGATTCGGGTTTCGACATTTTCCGGAACGCTCTGTCCCGCCTCCTCAAGCACAAGCGCCGACATCTCATTGAGGGATATTCGCTTGACCCCCTCGGGCAGCTTTGGCGGCACGCCGTTCATCGCTTCCAGCAGGAACGGCATCGCCATGCATGCGGCCACCATTCTGTCCCGGATGCGACGCCCGAGTGTTCTTAGGTCTCTTGCGACCTGCTTGTGATCGCGGAACGCATAGATGGGCTTGATCAATTGCGGCGTTCTCGCCCACTCGCCGCCTGCCTTAAACCGCTCTCTAAGGGCCTCCGCGCAGAGCGATTGATGAAAGCGGTCTCGCGCCTTCTCGCCTTCTTCGTCCCGCGGAAACGCCAGAAGCGTCACCAGTATCGCGCCACACTCGTAGGTCTCCAGCTTATTGAAGTCGATCACGTATTCACGCATGGCTCAGCGTCCATCCTAAGGCAATCCCACGTCTCTTGCCGCGGATTAGCCGAAGACCGAGCAACAAGCAAGGTCGTCTCGAATGCACTTGACAAAGGTCGAGCTTCGCGATCCGGCGCCATGAGAGACGGCTCGGCGCGATCAGTCGGTTCGGCGCCGAGCGGGGTCTGCCATTGGCCATGTGCGTGGATCAGATTGGGCGGCGACCGCTCGAACATTCCGCTGGACATGCGCGCCAAAGCAAACATCCGTGGAGTATCGTTTGCGTGCCCTACCACCTGCCCTGCAGAGGACTCCTGGCCGATCTACCGGGCTTGGGCTGGTGCAGGCGCCTGGCGAGGGGCTGCGCGCAATCACCGGCGCTGACCGCCATGATAATCAGATGCTCGGGAATGGCGCAACAACGCAACAAAGTGATCGCGGAAAGGACTGGATGAGGGCGGCAAGAAGAGCGTGTGTGTCCTCCGAGGCGGCGTGGGCCGCCCATGCGCAGGAGGACCACAGCGATGACCGTCTACCTCATCCGCGGCGACCGGGTCGCCGCCCATACGAATCTCCCCGCCAAAACGCCCAGGGGCGCGATCCCCGTTCGTTCCTTTGGGGACCTCAAGGGGAGCGGGCTTCCCATGGCCCGGCTCGTGGCGATCTGGAACGCCCTTCCCGGCAAGAAGCGGATCTCGAAGTTCAAGAGCCGTGACGTTGCGCTGCGGCGGCTCTGGGCCGCCTTCGAGCAGCTGGCTCCGCGCGATCAGATCAATCGGCGACCGCGGGCGGAGAAGCCGGCCCGGGCCGACTCGAAGCAGGCTCAGATGATGGCGCTGCTCCGCCGGCCCAACGGCGCCACCATCGATGAGATGGCCGAAGCCATCGGCTGGCAACACCACAGTGTCCGCGGCGTGATCTCCGGCGCTCTCAAGAAGCGGCTCGGGCTGACGATCACCTCGACCAAGGAGGACCGCGGACGCGTCTACCGCATCTCCAATACGGGCACCGAGGCAAAGGCGTGAGGCGCCGCCACCTGCTCGCCGACCCGGCGGGGTTCGCCAGCGAGCTGGCGAGCCTCCCGGCCCTTGAGCGCCCTGACCTTGTGAAGCGCTGGCGCTCCCTCTACGGCACCGAGCCGCCGACCAAGATCAGTCGCCCGATCCTGATCCAGGCCATTGCCTACCGCATGCAGGAGAAGGCGCTCGGCGGCCTGCGGCCGTTCACCCTCCGCGCGCTCGCCCGCGCTGCCGAGGAGATCGCTTCGGGGCAGCCTGTTGCGGTCGCGCCAGCTCGCATTCGGCTTCGCGCTGGCACGCGGCTGCTCCGCGAATGGCAGGGAGTCACTTACGAGGCGATCATTCTGGAGGACGGTGTGCTCTTCCGCGGCGAGCGCTACCGCTCGCTCTCAGAGGTGGCCCGGGCCATCACGGGCAGTCGGTGGTCCGGGCCTCTCTTCTTCGGCCTCAAGGTCGCCAACAAGGAGCCCGCGCCGTGATCCAGGGCAGGCAGCCGGTCCGGCGCTGCGCGGTCTATACGCGCAAGTCCTCCGAGGAGGGGCTCGAGCAGGACTTCAACTCCCTCCATGCCCAACGCGAGGCCTGCGAGGCCTTCATCAAGAGCCAGAAGAGCGAAGGCTGGCGCCTCGTCCAGACGGCCTATGACGATGGCGGCCTTTCGGGCGGGACCATGGAGCGTCCGGCCCTGCAGCGCCTGCTCGATGACATCCGCACCGGCCAGGTCGATACCGTCGTGGTCTACAAGGTCGACCGGCTGACCCGCTCGCTCGCCGACTTCGCCAAGATAGTCGAGCTGTTCGACGCTCACAATGTCTCCTTCGTGGCCGTCACGCAGCAGTTCAACACCACGACCTCGATGGGCCGCCTCACGCTCAACATCCTGCTCTCCTTCGCCCAGTTCGAGCGGGAGGTCACGGGCGAGCGCATCCGGGACAAGATCGCAGCCTCCAAGCGCAAGGGCATGTGGATGGGCGGGAATGTGCCGCTCGGCTATGACGTTCACGACCGCAAGCTGGTGATCAACCAAGCCGAGGCGGAGACCGTCCGCCAAATCTACCGCGGCTATCTGGAGCTTGGCTGCGTCCGCCGGCTGAAGGCAGATTTTGATCGCCGCGGCATCCGCTCGAAGACGCGACTCGCCGCGAACGGCGCGCGGTCGGGTGGGCGGCTCTTCTCCCGTGGCGCCCTCTACGCGCTCCTCTCGAACCCGATCTATATCGGCGAGATCCGCCACAAGGGCGTGCGTCATCTGGGCCAGCATCAGGCGATCGTAGACCGCGACCTGTGGGAAGCCCTCCAGCAACGCCTGCGGAGCAAAGCTTCCCGTCACACCGAGCGGCCGAGGGAGAGTGCTCCGAGTCCGCTCGCCGGCAAGCTGTTCGACATGACTGGCGAGCGGCTGACGCCGAGCCACGCGATCAAGATGGGCCGACGATATCGCTACTACGTCTCCCAAAACCTCGTGACCAAAACGGCCGATGCGACAGAGCGAGGCTGGCGCCTGCCTGCCCAAGAGATCGAGCGCACGGTGGCTCTGGCTGCGCGGCGCATGCTCGACGATCGCGCGGCCATCGCAGCCGCGCTGCAGGAGGCGGGCTTCCCGGCGAGCCAGATCGGCGCCGCCTTGCACGTCGCCATCGAGGTCAGCAAACGCCTTGCATCCGAAATCGAGGTTCCAGAGGCTGTTGCCGAGCTGATCGACCACGTCGAGCTTCATCAGGACGGCATCCGCCTTACGCTTGCGCTCTCGGCACTCGTCTCTGAAGCCTCAAGATCGAACGGCTCGGTCTACCCGACGATCACGCGGACGATCCCGATGCAGATGAAACGGCGCGGGCTCGAAATGCGGCTCGTCATCGAGGGTGCCGGGCCTTCGCCGTCCGAGACCGATCCGGTTCTCGTTAAGGCCATCGCTCGCGCGCATGGATGGTTCCAGGATCTTGTCTCTGGTCGAGCTGCGTCGGTAGTCGAGATCGCGACGCGTGACGGAATCGCGAGCCAGTATGTTGGCCACCTGTTGCCGCTGGCCTTCCTGGCCCCCGAGATTGTCAAGGCCATCGTCGAGGGCCGCCAGCCCGTCGATCTCACCACCGAGACGCTGACCAATCGCATCGATCTGCCGCTCGACTGGGCGGCGCAGAAGATGCTCCTCGGCTTTGCCTGAGATACTGCCTGACTGCGGTCGATCATCGGCCACAGATCACTCGTCGGGCCGAGCTCATTTGCGCGATGCATGGCACGAAACTCAACCGGGCAACTGGCGAACAGAGAAATTAATCGCGACAGCGGCGACATTCGCCCCGGGTCGGCCGTCTCCGGTTGAGTTTGCTCTCCGCATTGGCCGCAAACCTGCGCCTCACGCTCAGTCAGGTCGAAAATTCTCCGCCATAAAGACTGGCTGGCGGAGGACGCAGTCTGGTGCGAACCCGTCTCTACCATCAATTCCCTGCTATCAGGGAAAAATACAGGGAAAATCTCGGATTCGAGTCCTATCAGGTCGCTGGGCGTGCCAAATTGCGCAGCCAGCACATAGACTT